CACTCTCTTTGCTGATAGGTAAAGGGGTGGCGACTGCCCTTCCATACAAGCAGGTATTGGGTGGCGGAGGCATTAATGCGCTCAAGGCAATAGGGAGTAATTTATTTGGTGGTGCTTTAACCGGTGGAACTATTGGTGGATTGTCAGAAAACGGGTCTGCGCTTGAAGGCGCGGCATTGGGTGGCGCTCTGGCTGTCTCGGTTCCCGCTTTAATTGCCTCTGGGAAATACATCGGTAAAACTGTTGGTCAGATTGCGGATTTAGTTGCCCCTGGAGGTGCTAAAAACATCGCTGATAGATACGTCAATGTTATTGTTGATGACGCTAACAAGGGAGACTTGGCGCAAAAACTAAGACACGCAAAAATTCTTACTAAAGGGAGCAATCCAACAGTCGCAGATGCAGTAGCTAATACCCACGCAGGTTCCCCCCTTATCGCGCATCAAAAAATTACTCCCTATTGCCTTGAGCGCATTAATGCCTCCGCCACCCAATACCTGCTTGTATGGAAGGGCAGTCGCCACCCCTTTACCTATCAGCAAAGAGAGTGGGTCAGCAAATTGCCCAGCCATTTTGTATCCGCTATCAGTAGCGTTGGCACTCGGCCATATTTTCTCACCGAGTTTATCATGGCCAAAAATCCCACCAGCAAGATTTGCCCCGCCCCGCATCAAACTTGTAGCGCCTACAGTAAAATCTAAAGCATCTTGTGCGGTGACTGGCTTCCGTTCAGGGTAAATATCAGTAAAAGAGAGTTTTTTCTTTGTCGGTTGAATAGGGATTAGCTGAGGCGGCGGCTGCGGAGGTGGTGTGGCGGTACCTCCACCATTTAAGGCTGTAACTTGTTTTCCAAATTCAGTCTCAGCGCGCGTCTGCACCGTGTCCGGCGAAACGTCATCAGGGACATTTTGATAGACATGATTTGACCCATCATTGAACGTAATAGTTATGTTCCGTGCCATTACCAATTACTCACAGTTGCGCCACTTTTAGTTTTAGTTGGGGCAGATACTCCACTGTTGCCCCCTATGAATTTCTTTTTCTCTCTGGAAGAATCGCTGAAAAAATTGTCAAGCTCACCGGAGTCTACTTTCTGGTTATATCTATCAATCGCCGCTTGAGCATCGGATTTTCTGATTTCAGCGAGCCTTTTCAGTGCGCCTCGTTCCATGCTGATAGTCCCGGCCAACACTTGCCGCATGAAGTCTCTTTCCGCAGGGGTATCCATTTGCTTCGATCCAAGCCCCATTGCTCCCATAAGGGAGAACACATCTTGCCCCATGAGGGCATTCATAACTTCCGCGTCTGAGGCTACTGCTGCCGCTTTTGCCCCACCAAGCAGGGATTGCGCTTTCTTAACAGCAACCCGAAAGTCAGCAAAAGCCCCCGGTCTGAATGAACTCGATTCAATTTCGTTAATCACCCGGTCAAGTTTTGGCATCATAGCGGCAGCGGAATCAGCTTGTGTATAAAGTTTCTCGTTGCTATCTGCAGAAAGTGAACCAGCCTGTTTTGCAGAAGCCTCTCTACTGGCAATGTCTGGAGATTTTTCGCCTTTTGCCTTGGCACGAGCCTTTGCTTCAACTGAATCCACCATTGTTGGGGCAGTTGTATTTTGTGTAGTAGGAAGTGCTTTTATACTTTCCACGGCGGCTGAATCTCCAGCGTTGGTCGCCTCACGAAGCATTATCTGCTTCATTTCCGGCGTGATACCACCAGTGATGTCCATGCTCATATTTTGGGATAGGGGGACGGCATTGGGGCTTTGCATATCCATCTGTCCGCCTTGAGGCACAATACCTCCTGCATCCGGTTGGATTGTGCTTGGATTGGCTCCCATATACACGGATTTTGCACGGTTCACTTGAGAATCTACCCATGCCAAGCGAGATTCTTCATCAGGGAAATTCATGTTCATTGAAGCATTGTTTGCTGCGTTAAATACCACCATCAATTTTGACGCCATCTCTTTGTTTGATAGCGCTTGTATGTTTGCAAGTGTCCCGCCTCCACGCGCTCCGCCTTGTTCAAAGTATTTTTCTCGTGCCTTGGATAGTGCAACTTCTTGTAGCTGCTTTTCAAGCGCATTGGCAGCATTAACAGCGGCGAGTGCTTGGCGGTTCATCCCTAGCGAGTTTAATTTTCGCGCCGTCGCCCGCAACCCTTCTGGGGTAGTTGTGTCAACTCCTACCATCGATGCATCTTGATTTTGTGCTTCCTGCATTTGCGGATTTACCATGCCAAGAGCAGGGGCAACTAAACCTGCGAGACTTCCCCCAGCATTGAACATGCTCATATTTGCTTGCGGGCGTAGGTTAAGTTTTGCATATTGAAGCGCAGCGTTATTCAAGTCAGCATTTTGTTGCTGCTGAATCTGCCACGGGGCGGCACCAAAGAGACTTTCTACAATATTTTCAGCCATGATTTAACCTCACGTTAGTGCTTTCCCAGTATAAGGGTCAAACCTTATCGGGGCTGTTTGCTGATTCTGATAATTTTGGAATATCTTTCCTGCGCCAGAAAGTAACGTACCCCAAGGACTAGAAGCATTTTCTTGTATTGTATTGGCTGCATTAGTCATCCCTTGTGCTAATAGTGCCCCACTTTGCGCATTACTGGCTGTGCCTTTCGCGCCGATGTTGATACCTAAATCCATTGCATTCTGACCTAACCCCTCGATAGTCTGTGCGCCGCCAAGCGCGGTTTGATACGGCTGGAAGGCGTTGCGTTGCGTATTGAACATGCTATTGAGTAAGTCTCCACCAGTGCCTACAACCCCCGCGCCGAACTTGGTGTAGTCCATCCCTCCTTGCGTGGCATTAGCGGCAAGTTGGTTCTGTTGTTGTAGCAGGGCGTTGTAGTACGCCTCCAATGCAGGGTTGGCTGCGGCCATTGTCGATGTTCCGCCTGTCGCAAGCCCCATTCGTCCTTGCTGTTGCAACGTATTTTGTAGTTCAGCCAATGTTCTTTCGTTAGACGGCTGCAAAAGCGCCATCTGGTCTTGGTAGTATTTTTGCGCCTGTTGTTGCGGTGAAGTCGATAGATACCCCTGCCCGAGATTGAACAATGTTTGCGCTGATTGCCCCATTGGGGCAGTGTTTGCCTGTGCATCAGTGAATTGTTTAAGTAAGGGATTTGATGCGCCGAGCAGCGAATTTTGCTGCCCCTGCATCAGGGGACTCAACGAATACCCTGCGTTTATCAAATTTCCATTCTGGTCATATCCAAAATTGGAACTGCCAAAATTTGTCGTCACGCCAACTGGACGGAATTTTGCTGCATCAGCAGCTATTTGCGCTGCACGAATCTGCGCCTGTGCTGAAGTTGCTGCAGCATCAGAAGCCGCTTGGCCTTGTAGGTATCCTCCCCCAAGTTGGGCTGCTGTAGACAGGATATTTGCCCCATACTTGCCTAGCAAATTGCCTAGCGTATCAGTAATGCCGCCAGATGTTGTCGTTGCGCTGTAAGCCCCTGGGAACTTCGCGGCAAGATCGGATTGCGAAAATAAACCACCCCCTAAACTAGCTAAATCACCTTCTGAAAATGCGCCGGGGAATGTAGAGGCGAGTTGTGACGCCGAGTATAGGGGCGTTCCAGTTGAGGATAATCCAACAGATGATAGCGCAGTAGGATTGATTCCCGTTCCACCACCTGCATTGAACCCGACACCTCCGCCGGAGGCGGAAATGCCACTTCCGCTATAAGGGACAGCACTCCCGGCGGTGCTAAATAATCCACCGGGATTAGTTAATTTTGACGTATCGAAGCCAGCCGAAGTGAACCCGCCTCCAGCCCCGAATGCTCCGACACCATTCGCTATTGCCCCAAGAACATTGCCATGAACTGCACTGTCTATAGCACTTGCTGCAAGTGCTGGGACTTGCCACGGGCCGGGGATAACAGACGCAATTTGCGCTACTGGCCTAAGAACTGCCCCAGCCGCTTTTTGCACACTGGCAATAAAGCTACATCCCATGATTCGCCCTCCTTACCAAATAATAGTCGTGGCTGTCGCGACTGTATTCCTGATACCCAAGCCTAACTAATAAATCCTTTATCCGTACATCATGTGTTGATGCGTACAGGTTCCCTTGATAACTATCAGTTACTTTCTTCATGGCCGATACTGTGCCTTTCTTGAATTTATCGAAAAGCAGCCAGCCACGAGCATTTCCCGGCAAGCCATAGTCTTCCAAAACAATAATTGCGTCCTTGAACTCGTGGACAACAGCGCCGCCATTGACCATTTCAAGGAAGTCATCAAGCATTTTTTGAAGAGGCTCACCATCATAGAATTTACTTCGGCGCTGGATTAGCCATGTTTTGAGGTTGCTCAACTTCATTATCTCCCGCAATAACGCCTTGCTGTTTTAACTGGTCGAGTATTTCAGGTGTTATCTCAACAACTTTTCCGTTCTGGATCACCGCAACGAGATTTTTACTCGCATCGACAACATATTGCCCGTCATCGCTAACGTAATAAGTTTCTCCGCCAACATTGGCTACCCCATCCTTTACATCAATCGGCCCTTCGTCGGATTGCACAGTCCCATTGAACCGATGGACTTGTGGTTGTGTTGCTGATTGAGGCTCCGCTGTGTTGCCTTGTGGTTGTTGTGCGTCAAATAGTCCCATGACTTCTCCAAATAAAAAGCCGCATAGCGGTGAATAATCTTTTCGACTATGTACACACTATGCGGCTATGCCGCAAGTTTCCATTTGATGTTTTACTACGACTTTCCGATACTCAGCCTGTATGCTCTTGACCTCTTATCTACTTTTCCGTTGTGTCTTAACGGCATTACTTGATGTTTTTCCTGCTCGCCATGTGCGACGCTTTCGCCATACGCTGCATCTGGCTTGTTGGCTGCACTTTCGGTATCCCCGGCGCTTGATACAGCGGTTTCACCTACGAGTGCGCCAATGGAGATGGGGTTTTCGGTATTTTGGTGGGGGGCATTATTGACTTCTTCATAGCTCATGTTCCCTTTCATCGTTTCAATGTCTATCGCATTGGTGACTGTCAGAAGATTCCCTGACCTTTTGCAACGATAAATAGCCATTATTTTTCCCTGAGTTTACCAGCTTGGGCGGCCAACAACAAATTTTAAAGTCGTCGATGCAAGGTCAATCGCACCAGCTGAGTTATTCAGCAAAGTCAATGTCACGATATTTGCCGCTGTCACTGCGCCACCAATCACTGCATCTATGGTATCCACACCGGCGGAAATTCCGAATACCACGTCACCCATTGCGACATTTGGAACCGTAATATCCACTGAGGCAAACGTACCTGAGCCTGTAGCAGCATTGGCAAAATTTACTGTTTCTTTTACTAGCCAGAGTTCCGAGAAAGCTCCCTGGAACGATTTAACCCCTTGTTGTACTGTAGCCATGATTATTTCCTTTCAGTAACCCCCGCCATCGCTGACGGGGGGTATGACATAGTGTGCTAAATTAAAACATTCAATTTAATCAAGCACTTAAGCGGGCACTATTAGAGAAAGTGCGCCATAATCGCGGAGCTCTTTGGTTCCAAAGATACAGTCGGCAGTGACCAGATAACCGAGGTATTCCTGCTTGTACTGTTGCTGTACGCGCATGCTCAGTTGTTCAGCCAATACCATTGAATCAGGATGGAACAGCAAACAGGCGCGGTACTTGGTATCAGTCGGGGAACTGGTATTCCAGTCAACCGTCAGGCCAAAATCATCCACAAAGGATGCGCCAGTTGGGGCAGCAGAGGTAAATGTCACTGATTGCGTACTGGTGACACTATTGACGTGAATCCACGGGCACTGCGTCGAGGTGAAGATTTCCACGCCGTACAGGTTCCCAATTCGACCAGTCTTGATAGCCTCTCCATTGCCGACAAAAGCCTGTTCCGTAAACCGTGAAATTCCACGGAATACGTTGGACTCTACCGGAGGAATGACAAACTTCAACTCTGCTGAATTGATGTCGCTATCTTCAAGCGTCTGGATTGCCTTACGATAACCTGCATCCGTCAGCGCGGTTCCGTTACCTGGGGTAGTGCCAGAGAAGTTGGTTACACCATCGCCGCCAATAACCCCTTTTTCGTACAGGTTGGTCGCACCAGCGATTGAGCCACCGTTAAAGCCAGCGCCCAATTTATGCAGTTCGCGGTCAATCCGTTTGGCTAGGGCATATCCTGCATCGTCCGTGTAGAAAGAGCGCATCCCATTCAATGCCTGGATGCTTGCCATATCTTCGTACAGGTCGGAATACTCATAGTGCTTGTTGATGACGACTAGAATTTCAGTTGCCGTATCCGCTTGCAGGGTAACTTGGGTGTTAGCTGCCTTAACGGACGCTTCGCGCCGCGCTGGAGCCGGAAGGTGGATGGTGTCGCCTTTTTGCTTCTGGTGATTCATCTTCTTCACCAGATTTGCCATAACGGTTTTCGCCTTGTAAGTGGCGATTGCGTCATCTTCCCATTGTTCGGGAATCCATTTGTCTGCGGTGGTAATGGTATCTTGATTAGAGCCTAAAGGCATGATATTTCTCCTGAGTCAGCATGCACTGCATGCTACTGTTTAATGATGTAAGTCACCGTACACGTCCTTCCGCATAGGCCAGATTGATCTCGTCTATCATGGCGTCATACTTGGTACGATTGACTATCCTTAAATTCCGTAGGTCAGCCCGTCTATAGATTTTCCGCTTCGCTTCCCCGCCGCTTCCCGCATCCACTGAAACACCCTTGATCGCCAGCTTCTGTTCTTCCTTATCTACAGTTACCGGCTTTGCTTTCGGGTACAGTTGCTTGAAAGTGCTTAACAGGTCGTCGGCAGCATCAATATCGAAGTTTTCAGCACGGCGGAATCTGTCCATTCTTTCCTTGCTTGACATGACCCAGTTAGCGAATTTTGTGTCCCCGACAATTTCACCAAAATCAGGGTGCATCTGCGCCAACTTCTGCTGTGCTTGAAACCGCTTTGTTTCCTCAGCTATTTGCTTTGCGGCAAGTACCTGTGGATTGTTTTCAACTGCCAACCGCATTGCTTCCTGCGGGTTCTCAAAAAAATCTACTTCCTTCGGCTGCTCCTTTATGGCTCTATCTGTTAGTTGGGCTTTGAGTAGTTCATCGGTAAGTTTCCGAAGCTCTCCAAGTTCCATGCCCTGCCTGCTCATAATGCGTTCGGTGTCCTGATGCAGCTTGATGACATCCAACACACTCTTTCCCTGATACGCAGGCGGTACTTCTGGCACTTCTTCTTTCTTAGCTTCTTCCGTCTTTATTTTCTCGGACTCCAACTCACCTAAATCTTCAAGGCCTTCATCAAGATTAGCCATCTTTTCTCCCTTCCCGCCTGTCCTGGAAAATTCCAGATTGCAGGGGTACTTTCATGCGTTATATCACAGTTTTTTCAGAAGTGCAAGTGAGTACTTACTATCCTTCAAAGTAACTCTTTTTATGGAGAATTTTCGCCCTTTGCTCCCTGATATTTGCCCAACGGTCTGCTGCGCCGGGGAAATCTCCGCTTATCCCTTCAAGAACGATATTTGGGGTACTGATAACTCGATAGGCTGGTTCTCCACAGCGGCACAGGATGAATTCTGTCTCCGATGTAGTCAATTCTTCTATGGTTTTGTCACAGGAATTACAATGGAAATCAAACATTCTTTTCACGTTCTTCTTCCTCTAGTAAATCGTTAAAAGTATCTTGGCTAACCTGTTGCAAGGTCAATAGCCAGTTCATAATAGAAATTTCACCCTGTTTGAAATGCAATGCAGCAATATCCTTAACGCCTGAAAGCCTATCAGTGGATTCCACCATCTTTTCTACCTCCCCGATAAGGTCTTTCCATGCCGCGCCGTTCATCATGGCAAAGCGGTTTTCGTAGTATTCTTTCAGTTCTCTATCCATTTAGTTCACCCATGCTGACCCGTTCCAATACTTAAGTCTGCCACCCCCTAAAGGAGACGATATTTTTACTGTAGGAGCATAGCCGGTGATCGCAATTAAGCCGACATCAGGAACCAGACTTTGCGATGCTGATTGCGCCACTGTAGGCGAATAACCTGTAATGGTAATTGAACCAACGTCAGGATTGACCGACGTACCGACACTCTGCGCGATGGTTGGCGCATACCCCGTGATTGCCAACGTCCCGACGGTTGGATTAACTGCAATCGGTTGGCTTACCGCCGGGGCGTACCCCGTAATGGCGACATTCCCGACCGCAGGCAATATGGACTGATTCGCTGTTTGCGATACCGTCGGTGCGTAGCCTGTAATGGCTATTGTTCCGACGCCTGGATTAACTGGGAAGTCTACGTTCTGTGTGACTGTGGGTGCATACCCCGTGATTGCCAGTGAGCCGACTGCCGGATTAACCGCTTGTGGCTGGCTAATCGTTGGCGCGTAGCCTGTAATGACAATGTTCCCGACATTGGGAGCTATCGACTGGTTTGCTGTTTGTGCGACTGCTGGAGCGTAGCCAGTGATTGCTATCGAGCCGACTGCGGGATTGACGGGGGTATCTGTTCCACCCCCCGCCGATGCAACAAATATCCTGCTCGGCTTCGCCTCTAGCGAGTAGGGATAATTGCTCTCATAGAGGTACTTGGCAAACTCATCCGACATCAACCCGTCGGTGCCATTTACCCCCGCCTTGGGCAAATAAATCAGCGCTGCCCACTCGATGTTGCCTTTGAACTGCCTTAAATAACCCGCGCTGCGATGCTGTGCGCCGATAACCAATTCATCAATCGTGCCAGTACTCCCGCCAGCAGCCCCCTGACTCGTCGTGGCCGGGTTGCCATTAATCCAGCCATAGGCATTACTGTTGTATAATCTTTGTGCAAATACCGTGTAGTAGGTATTCAATGCTCCCGCGCTGTAGCCGCGCAACCCGGCACCGGTAGAATCCAGAAACGCATGGCCTACATTGTTAGAGGCATCGAACCCCACCCCGATACCAGTTTGCAGTCCAGCGCTGGCGGCTATGCCAAAGGCCGCCCCGGGATTGGCCGCTTGTGCGGCGGTGGCCTTGATGCGCGCCGCAACGATAATCTGTCCCTGCGAAAACCCGGAGGGGAAGACGATCGCTTTGTTCTGCTGTTGAGCGCCGTTGAACGTGGCAACAGACCCGCCTTCATTTATCGTGAATCCACCCGGATTTGAAAGGTCTTGACCCCCGACCAGATCACGGACAAGCTTCTCTTCCTGAAACAAAGACAGCCAGAACGTGCCGGTTTGCTGCGCCTTGGCTCGATCAAGGAGGAAGATTCTCCCTTGTTTGTTTTTATCCGGCATGGCGGATTAAATACCTGTCAGTTTTGTCGCATCGGCCTGTACAGTTACAGCTTGCCCTGTGTTTCCGGTAAAAACGATACGCGCATACATCGTATCTTCCGGCAGGCTGAATTCAGCCGCATATGTCGTGCTAGCCGTAATACCCGCCTGAAATGCTCCTCCGGCTCCGGTATATATCGTTGTGCCGTTGTCGGGCGAGAGATCAATCCGTGCCGTACAAGCCACAGTTGGCCCGGTTCCTCCATTGGTTATCAATGCCAGAATTGATGCCTTATACGCAGCTGTTAGGTCGATCCATGAACCCGTTGTCGTTCCTGCAGCGGCGTTTGAGGCACTGGCTTGTGCTGCTACGGTTGCATGTGCGATAGCCATTTTGAATTCTCCTTAAAATAGCCAGCGGCCATCGTCAGACCAGCAAACGTGCGCAACATCATGCACAGTCACGGTATCCGGCACAATCGCCAGCGCCTTGAGCGTATCGGCCACGGCTTGCGGAAATACCCCTGCGGTAGCC